GTCAAACGCCGAATCGGGCGATCAACACAAATGTATCAAATTTGAAGTCAAATCCGGCGAAAGTTATTTAATTTATAGTGAATACGGGTGGGATATGTCCGATGCCGTCGCGCTCGATGAATCAAATACGATGGTTAAACTTTACAACACCGCCGAAGAACGGAAAACCAACGACGGCGATCTTGTGATCACCGTTCCTGACAAGGCGAAATATCTTGTTGTTAACAGTATGTACCCGTCAAAAAAACCCGTGTCGGCGCGTAAAATAATCAAATGCAACAACAAATCAATCGTTGATTATATCAACAATGCTGTAACGAGTGTTAAAGACACCACGCCGATTTTAGGTGATAACCTTATCACAAATGTATCGACCGGAACGGCGATTCGCGCCGGCGAAACATTTACGATTGACAATGCCGGATTCGTTGTCGGTGAATGCGCCGTGAAACAAGGCAAAATGTACCGTATTATTTGCGGCGGTTCGTTTGAGTGTAACCCGTATGTTTTTTATGATGCGGCAGGGGTTGCGATTGATTATATGCCGACTTTACCCGCGACCGCTTATGTTCACCGCACGTATGAAGTTATAGCACCGCCAAACGCGGCAACGTTAAAAGTCGCGCATTTTGGCGGGACGAATCCGACCGTTTGCGAAATCAAAGGTTACACGTCCGCAAAAGAATGGACGCAAAGAAAATGGGCGTGCATTGGTGATTCGTTAACGGAAGTCAACGAACGATCCGATCAACGTTATTATGATTTCGTGCAAGAAAAAACCGGAATTCAAGTTGTCAATATGGGCGTTGGCGGTACTGGGTACAAACGCGGCGAAAGCGGCAAAAACGCATTTTATCAACGTGCCGCGAATATTCCGATTGATTGCGACGTTGTTACGATTTTCGGAAGTGGTAACGATAACCCGTATTTCGACAATATCGGAGAATCGACCGACACCGATACCGCGACGTTATGCGGATGCATCAACAAAACGATTGACGCAATTCAAGCCGTCGCGCCGACTGTAAAAATCGGAATTGTTTCACCGACGCCGTGGATCAACAACCAACCCGACAACGACGAAAGCGGGTTCAACGGTTATGTGTCCGCGCTGAAATCCGTCGCGGAACGTCGCGGAATTCCGTTTTTGGACTTGTTCCATCTTTCGGGATTCCGTCCGAACGATGCGAATTATAGAAATCTTGTCTTTTCAAAGGACGACGGAAACGGCGTACACCCGAACGAAGTCGGTCATAGATTGATTTCGTCACATTTCTATAATTTCTTGAATTCGTTGATCGGCACGTATTAAGAAGGGCGGTTTTCTAAATGGCAAATATAACAAAAGTCTATTTGTTAAACGTGCCGTTGGAAAGCGACTACAAGAACACGTTGTATTTTTCCGGCAAAGACGATCAAACATCGTATTTTCAAAGCAAGATCAAAAAATCGTACACCGATTTTTCGTATCAAAGAAAAGACAATGTTATTCGCTTGCCGGAACAATACGACGATGTTCTCGGTTGCAATTATGTTATGTATCAAAATAGCGCGTATTCCAATAAATGGTTTTACGCGTTTATTACGGACGTCACATATATTAACGACGGCAGAACCGACATCACGATTGAAACGGACGTGTTGCAAACGTGGATGTTCGATTATACGATCAAAGATTCGTTTGTTGAGCGTGAACACGTGACCGACGACACCGTCGGCGCGAACACGTTTCCCGAACAACTCGAAACGGGCGAATATATATGCAACGGTCTTTCGCGCGATCAAGAGTTGCGCGAATACGTATACGTTATTACGGTTACGGAATGGACACCGATTGACGGAGAATCAAACCCAGACAAACCGCTTGCAACCAATTTCGGCGGGGTTTTCTCGGCGGGTGGCGCGTATGTATGCGAAAATATGAACGAAGTTGTTAGCATTATCAACCTTTATAGCGAAGGCAAGATCGAAGCCGTAACGGGGGTTTATATGATCCCCAAAAAAATAATCAAGCGCGAAGAAGGGTTGTTGCAATACAAAGGACAATCCGAACCCGTTGTATATGAACATTCTTTTGAAAAACAAACGACGCTTGATGGTTACACGCCTAAAAACAAAAAGTTGTTGTGCTTCCCGTACAACTACATTTTGAATAGCAACAACGCGGGACAATCAAATATCGTTTATTACGAGCATTTTTCCGGCGACAAATGCACGTTCGAAATTGAAGGCGTGCCGACGATCGGCGGGTCAATAAAGTGTGTACCGGCAAATTATAAAGGATATGAACGGATACAAGAAGAAGGCATCATGTGCGGCAAATTCCCGACGCTGTCGTGGTCAAATGACCTATACACGAATTGGATCACGCAAAACGCGGTCAATATCGGCGTTGGCGTTGCATCGTCGGCGGTTTCTCTTATTGGGGGCATTGCATTAATGGCGACGGGCGGCGGCGCTCTTGCGGGCGGTGGTATGGTTGTTTCGGGTGCGCTCGGTATCGCGCAAACGCTCGGTCAAGTATATGAACACTCATTGACCCCGAATTCGGCGCAAGGGAATATCAATAGTGGTGACATCAACACATCGTATAAGATGAACACATTTTATTTTTATAAAATGAGCATCAAAAAAGAATATGCGCGTATAATCGACGAATATTTCACGATGTTTGGTTATAAGGTGTGCCGCGTTAAAAAGCCGAACAAGAACCATCGTGCGCGGTTTTGGTACACCAAAACGCGTGACGTGAACATCGACGGCGCGATCCCGAATAAGGATATGCAAGAAATCAAAAATTGTTATAACAACGGCGTTACGTTTTGGAAAAACGCCGCCGATATCAACAATTATTCCGTCGATAACGGCATTGTTTGAAGGGAGTGAACACAATGTATAATATGATGAGTTATCGCAAACAAGCGAAAGCGATCAACAATCGCACGTATACCGACTTTTATTATCGTTTGATGATGTTAGCGCGTACCGTGTTCGAATGGGAAGGATTGCCGAACGGGATCGACGAAAAGTGGATCGAAAGTTATCTTTACCACGAAGGCGAATGTATGTTTTTCTATGACGAACGTTTCGGGTTTATGGTTGCGAAAACTGCGCACAATGGGCGGTTGAATGAGTACGACGAGCCGACAACACTTCGTCCGATCTTCACCAATTACACCGCCGGAAAAACAAAAACATACAAGAACAACACCGAATGCGTGTTGATCCGCAACAATGATATTCCAACGCCGACGATCCAAACAATCGACTTGTTCGCGTTGCGATTGATGGAAATTCAACGAGCCATCGACGTTAACATTAACGCGATGAAAACGCCTGTTTTAATCAAATGCAATAGCGATAAACAAAAACAATCGTTGAAAACCGCGTATGAACAATGGAACGGATTTGAACCAGTGATCTACGTCGATAAACTTCTCGACACCGCCGGAATAGATACGTTGAACACTTCCGCGCCGATCGTATTTGATAAACTACAAATGCAAAAGCACGCGATATGGAACGAGTGCATGACGTTTCTCGGCATCAATAACGCGAATATGGATAAACGCGAACGCCTTGTCGATGATGAAGTGCAAGCGAACAACGAACAAATCGGTTTAAGCGCGTCCGTGATGCTGAAAGCGCGACAACGCGCCGCCGATCAAATCAACAAATTGTTCGGAGATGCACACGGATTCCACGTGTCCGTTAAAATCCGCGATTCGGTGAAGGACACCGCCGTCGACGGGTACGAACTGAAAGAAGGTGCGCCGAATGGCTAAATTCACGGTTGAGTTAAAAACCATTATGGAAACACCCGAACTTCGCGCAAAACTAGATCTTGCAATGGCAACGTACAAAATGTATGTTCCGACGAGTAAAGAAGAATTTATCCCGTCCGTAATACCTACGCGCGAAGAACTCAACGAAAAGATTTTGCGATATTATAAGTATCGCGAAATCGGGTTCGAAACGATCGGAAGATTTCTTGATGAACTCGAAACGGCGTTAATCGAAATAATGCCGTATTATTACCAACTTTATTTTACCGCCGATCAAGATTTCAATATCATTTTCAACGTTGACTATTATCGAACGATCGAACGTGATTTGACCGGCACGACCAAA